TCTGCTGCTTCCATAGTGGCTATGGGTGGCCAGCAAGTGGTGATGAGCAAATATGCTTTACTCATGATCCACAAACCGATGGTAGGTTCGGGCGGCAATGCTGACGAATTACTAAAAGATGTGCAGATGCTGAATGTGGTACAATCGCGCCTGGCTCAGATATATATGGACAAAACCGGGTTGGACGAAGTGACAGTAAACAGTTTGATCAACTCCGTCACCTGGATGACCGCTGACCAGGCGCTTGATTTAGGCTTTATCGACCAAATCGAAGATTACAGCCAGCCTATCACCAACAGCGCATTAATCAAAAAATACACCAGCACCGCACCCGCTATCTATCAGCGCTGCATCAACAAAATCTTAAACACAAATAACAACATGAACATTGAAAACAAGGAACTTATCGGCAAAACTTCATCGGTTTTAGATAAGATTATGAACTTCTTTAAGAAGGTGGTCAACAAACAAACCATTACCGACAAAGGCACCCTGCACCACGCCGGCGAACTGGACGAAGGCACCGAAGTTTACCAGGACGAGGATATGAGTACGCCCGCCGCCGCCGACACGTACACTACCTCATCCGGTCAGAAGATTGCGGTAAAAGGCGGCAAAGTACAAACAGTGACGCCATCCGATCCCGATGCAGATGACGATGATGAGGATAGCATTTCTGATGACCTGCTGATCAGTCCGAAAAAGAGGACCGACGTACAAAACCGCGTTAAATCCATCAAAGCAAAACTTCATGCACAAAATGCATTACTGATCGAGGCCAAAACCGCTTTGGAAGCAGCCAACAGCAGCCTCAACAAAACCCGAGACGAAATAAAGAACGAAATCCACTCCGACTTCACTCCGGGCGGCTCAAAACGCAGCAGCAAAGCCAAAACCGAACCTACACCCTTCTTCGCCCCTCAGACTACACTTGCTAAGAACGCAGTAAAAAAAGCTATTTCAAAATAGTGGCAGTAGCAGTGGCAGCGGCAGTCAACATAACGGATTTAAAATACTATCACTCCTACACGCTACTACAACTTAAAAATACTGCTACTCGCTACTGCCACTAAGCCAATCCACCAAATAACACTTAAAAAAAAATGCCTCAATTTACATTTACAAACAATACCTATGCCGGCGAAGCGCTGGCCGGGTTTATGGCCAGCACATTACTCGAAGCCGATTCGGTGAAACGTGGTTTGCTGACTGTTATTAACGACGTTAAAGCCCGCAAAGTGATCCTTGATGTGGACGACGACGTTAAATTACAAGATCCTTCAGGAATATTCACCGACCAGGGCACCACTACCTTACAAAACGAAAGCTACCTCGACCCGATCGTATACGAGTTTATGAAACAGGAACAATGGGACAAGCTCGTGCAATCATGGGAAGCCCAAAGCCTTAAGCCAGGCGCTTTCCTGGATTACGAAGGCGTTGTCGATTTATCAGACTTTATGGTTCAGCGCTACCTGACCAAGATCCAGATCGCCAACGAGCGTTTGTACTGGCTGGGCAAATCAGCTACCAAAGAAGCCGCTTTTACCGCTCCGTTTGCAGGTTTACTGCCAACTATAGCTGCCGCATCAGGCGTATACAAAGTAGGCCTGGGCAAACCGGCTACATCAATGGCGGCAACAGCAATTAACGCATCAGGTATCGTAACGGTATCCGATACTTCTACCCTGTCAGACGGTGACGTGGTAAGCATCACAACCGTAACAGGCAGCAGCAAAGATACCACCAACGGCACGCCGGGTATTGATGTGCAGGGACAATCCTACTTTATTCAAATACAAAGCGCCACCAGCTTTAAACTGGTGCGTAACTACAACGAAGTAAACAGCCGCAAAGCCGCCACTTTCACAGGCTCATCAGCCGCGGCAACGGTTAGCTACATTAATGTGAGCAACGTATTGCAGGTATTAGGCAGCGTTTACGCACAGCTTGACCCGGCCGACCGTATCCAAGAGGATTTTAACCTGCAGATCCCTTTGCACGTCGGCTATGCCTACGCCCAGGCACAGGCAAATAAAGCGCTCAACGTGATCAATGCCTTTACCGACATGAAAAAGATGGACTACCTCGGTACACCATTGCAGATCATGAACCATTGGCAGGCAAACACCATCCTCGGTGCACGCTCATCCAACCTGTTTTTAGGGGTCGATCTGTTGGGCGACGCTTCCGAGCTATCAACAGTTTACATGAAGCCTTACACCAACGATAACGTAGTTAGAATGAAAGCCCGTATGAAAGCTGCTGTTAACTACAAATTTGCTAACGAAATATTTTACTTGTCAGCGTAATGTTGTGAGTGGTGAATAGTGAGTTGTGAGTAAAATCTTACAATAATATTCACCACTCGCTGCTCACCATTCACTACTCACCATTCACAAAACATGTCAATCTACAATAAAATCAACGCTGGGTTCAGTCTGGGTACAGGCGACCCTATCACATCAGGAATTGAAGATGTGATCTATATCTTCAACCAGGATGATATCACGCTCACCTATGATGTCACAAACCCGCTCATCGTTACCGGACTTACAGCCGTAGCCAGCGCTAAAGTTTACAAATTCGAAGGAACCAACAACAGTTTCAACACCATGTCTAAACTGGCCAAAACGCAGGTTGGGCCGCGTTATACCGAAGAGATCGACTTCAACATTGCCGGTCTATCCACTGATATCAAAGTCCAACTAATGGCAATGGGTTACGGCCGCGTACAGGCCATCGCAGTAAACAACTACAAATCCAGCGATTCAGCTATCGAGTTATTCGGTGCAGTTAATGGTTTGATCCTGACCGATGCCGAGCGCAACGCTGCTGACGAAACCCTGGAAGGCGGTTACAAACTCAAATTAACCAACCCCGATAAAATGAGGGAGCCCTATCCTCCGCGTGCCGTGTCCATCCCGCCTACAAGCGGCACAGCAACCTACGCCAGCACCATTGCTGCAATTGAAGCATTAGTGGACTAATAAGTTTTGAGTGGTGGGTAATGAGTTATGAGTTTTCAAACACTCATCCCGTCACTCAAAACTCACCACTTAAAACTCAAAACTATGATAAAGAAGAAATACATACTCAAACCCGGCAAGCACCAGTTCGCGCCGAAGTCGCCGCCGATACATGATAATGACAAGCTAACCGATGAAGAAGCCGCATGGTACCTGGAAAAATATCCGCACATCATCGCATTATTTGTTCCCGAAAATAAATCGGTGAAATCATCATCCAGTATCGGTGAAATCCAAAACAACAATGAAGACCTACTTACCACAAATTGAACGTCGCATATTAGTACGCCCTAACCAAACCTTCGGCATACTCAATTACGACCTGGATAATGCCTATCCGCAGCGTATGCTGGAACTGGTGGCATCGTCGCCAACAGCAAAAGACTGCTGGAATAAGCGCACCAAGTTTATCGCAGGAAATGGTTTTGAGCAGGCTGACCTCGGCAAACAGGTAATCAATGCAAAAGGGCTGACACTGGCCAAATTATTAAAAGCCATAGCCACTGATAAAGCGTTGTTCACAGGATTTTGCATCCATATCAACTATAATGCGGCTTGCAAAGTGGCTTCGGTTAACTATGTAAAGTTCGAGGATATCCGCATGGGCGATACGGATTGCCCGGATACTGCCGATAAGTTTGCCTTATACTCAGATTGGGGCCGAAAGAACTGGAAAAACATCATGCGCAGCAAGATTACCTTCCTTGATAAATATAACCCGGACCCTGAAGCGATCAAACAGCAGGTGATAGAAGCAGGCGGATGGGATAAGTATAAGGGCCAGCTTTTTTACTTTAACCCCGAGGTGGATGACTACCCGTTGATAGAAGCCGACAGCGTTTGGGAAGATTTTGAAACCGAAGCGGGCATCAAGATATTCAACAACCGCGAGGTAACCACAGGCTTTTTACCATCGACCATGCTCTTTATGCAATCGCGCAGAGAAGAAGCGGATAACAGTCGCCCGGATAGCGATGAGCAGCATTATTACAGTGTGCCGTCGCAACTGGAGCGCGACCTCGGCACCTTCCAGGGAGCAAAAAGCGCACAAAAGATCATCGTGATCGAATATGACGACGAGAACTCCAAACCTGAGTTTAAGCCCTACTCTATTCAAAATAACGACAAACTGTTTGAATCGACTGAAAAATCAGTAGAAGCCCGTATCATCAAAGGCTTTTCGATACCGAAGGAACTGATCAATTCCGAAAAAGCATCCGGTCTGAGTAATGGCGGTGAAAAAAAGGAAGCCATCCGCGAATTTAACGATAACACCGCCCCCGACCGATTGGAACTATCCGAAACGTTCGCCGGGATCTTCGGCAACTTCTGCACAAACATCAACCCATCCGGCAACTGGAACATCCTGCCCGTGCCCGCTACCATAGCTGATGACAGCGCAGGCATCACCGCCGGAGCAAGCATCAATCAATTACTGCTTGCCGCAATCCCTGCCGAAAACAAGATCGCTACCCTGGTTTATGCCTACGGCTTTAAGCAGGAAGAAGCGGAAGCGATGGTGGGGGTTGGTTGATTAAGTTGGATTGAGTTAAGTGGTTGATTGAGTTTCTATCGCTTTTAAACAAAACAACCTAATTCAATCCAACTCAATCAACCCATTCAACCCATTCAACCCATTCAACACAATCAACTAAAACAATGAACACCCCATACCTCATCGACCAGATCACTTTCCAAAACTACGAGGACCTGTCAGTCAACATAAAATCCGACCGCATAAAGGTCTTTGTAAAAAAGGCCCAGGAACTCGACCTGAAACCATTTTTAGGCCATGCTTTATATTACGATTTTATCAAATACTTTAATACCGACGGCACTTTGCAGGACGATGCGCCGCAGCATTATAAAGACCTGTTAAACGGTTCTGAATATCTCGATCGTTATGGCCACATAGTCCTGTACGAAGGGCTGCTACCTACCCTGGTTTATTTCACGTTTGCCCGTTTCATTGAGGCGGATGCTGTACATTATACAGCAACCGGACCGGTGATCAAACATCATGACAATGCCGATCCGCTTTCTCCGCAGGACATAGCTAAACTGGTGCAGCAGCACCGCAGCGTAGCTAATGCCCATGCCAATGAGGTAGAAAAGTTTCTGCGTGATCATAAAGCTGATTTCCCGCTCTGGCAATTCAACCCGAAAAACAAAAGCAGCAGGCAGGCAGGTCCCCGTATTCGCAGTATTGATAAAACTGTTTTCAACTATCCGGGCGATGATTATGCCGGGAATTATTTACCACTGGTTTGATATTAAAACTCCAATGTCATTTCGATGAGCAGCGCAGGACATAGCGAGGGGGCGAAGAGAAATCTTATACAAGCGAGTAGCAGACTGTGCAGGGCGTATAAGATTTCTCACCTCCCCTACCACACTAGCCACCACGGTAGATTCGAAATGACATTTTAATTTATCTTAAACTATAACTACTCTAATGGCAACCGACAAAAAAATAAGCGAACTACCCGTAGCCAGCTCCATCAGCGCAGCAGATATTTCGGTTTTGGTTGATAACGGCACCGACTACCAGTTTGCCTTTTCTACCTTGCTCGGGTTTATCGGTTCAAGCTTAAACCTCGGCGCAAATATCTCCTTCGGTGGCACACTTCCGCAAAATACAACCGGCAAAAATGGCGATGTATTCATCAATACCACCGCAGGCAGCTTTGCACAAAAAATATCCGGCGCATGGACCATCGTATATACTCTTCCATCGTCTTCAGGTTCAACAGATGGTACGGTTCTATACGGTTTGGGCATACCAGGCAGCACAACAGGTAACAACAACGACACCTATATCAATACAGGCACGGGCATTTTTTACAAAAAGTCTGCAGGCGCCTGGGGCCAGGTATTTTCCATGCAAAGCGGGCCTGCCGGACCACAAGGTACCGCCGGAACAAACGGAACTAATGGCGCTGATGGGAAAACCATATTGAATGGGACCACAAACCCATCCAACATTTCAACCGGTACCGATGACGATTTTTACATCAATACCAGCACCTTTATGTTTTTTGGCCCGAAGGCCGGCGGTGTATGGCCCGCGGGTACAAGTTTGCTCGGGGCCGACGGGGCAACTGGTCCTGCCGGAGCAGATGGGTCCGCGGGCCCAACCGGCGCAAAAGGTGACAAAGGCGATACCGGCAACACCGGTCCCTCCGGCCCAGGCGTACCCGCAGGCGGAACAACCGGTCAGGTACTCGCAAAAATAGACGGCACCGATTACAATGATCACTGGATCGATCCGCCCGCAACCGGGCCCGTCATTGATGACACAACCGCCTCAACATCCACTGTTTACAGCAGCACCAAAACAACTGCTTTAGTAACAGCAGAGGCCACAGCCCGGCAAGCCGCCACAAATAAATTCAATGCAAACTTTTCTCAAACTATCATCTAACGGCGACGGCCCAATGTCATTAAATTAACGTTAAGCTAAGCCGAAAAGCAGGGCCCGTGCGATACCTTCCTCTAAATTTAGAGGATGGAGGAGGATGGAGTAAAAACGCAGGACAGTCCTCTTGAGCCGAAAAGCAGGGCCCGTGCGATACCTTCCTCTAAATTTAGAGGAAGGAGGAGGATGGAGTAAAACCGTAGGACAGCCCTCCTAAGGAACCTTTAAAACCAAATAACACACAAAAATGACCAGTAACTCAAACCAAACAGTCTTCGCCACCCTGACCTCTACCTATGTAGCCGTAAAGCTGGCATCAGGACTGGCTGTCAACACCGTCACCCTGCTTTTTACCGGGGCCACAAACGGTTCGGTGATCACCGATATCCTTTTCAGGAATACAGATGCCACCAATGCCCGCAACCTCGACTTTTTCATAGGCAGCAGTTCAACACCCGAGAACAACCTGGTGCAGGTAAGTATCCCGGCCAACTCCGGCAATAACGGCAGCACAGCATTAGCATCGCTTGCTGCCCTTGCCCCTGCCATATTTGATCTCGACCTGGCAGGCAACCGCGTCATCACCATCGAAAGCGGCGTTTCCCTGTATGTGGTAAACAAAGCCGCCCTAGCCGCCGACATGTACGTAAGACTAAAAACAAGAGGATTCTAATATGCAACTGGCAGTGTCTACATCCCAATCCCACGTTATGATGCGCCGGCGCAAGAATGTTTGGTATAGTGTGAGGGATGGTAATTGGGAAGATCCAACAGTATGGGTTTCTAATGCTTTAGATAAAAAAACTACAATTTGTCCCCAATATGGTGATGAAGTCCACGTCATGCACACTATCGATTATAATAACTCATTGATCAGTGGCACTTATACCAATAATCCTGTTGTTTTATATAATTACACTATCAGTAATTTATTTGTTCACACAAACGGTAAGCTAACCTCTACAAGAGGTGGCAATCAAATGCGGTTGGTTCTCAATGGAAATTTATATTGTGATGGTACCATTGATTATTCAGGTGCGATAAGTCCTGTGACACTTTGGCTCAATACTCATTTGAATTATATTAACACGTTTATTGCTGGCACAAAATCAACAATCCTTTATAACTCCCCTTATGATTTTGCAATCATGCCAATTACTTATTATAATTTGGAGATCGCAAATACAGGAACTAAAACGGCAACTGCAAACCTTACTGTTAATGGCACTTTTAGCATGGATGGTCAGGCTGTTTTAGGTTCAAATGTATTTGAACTTGGCACATTTGATGCCACTTTCAACATTGTAAGTTTGCAGGGAAAACTAAGCAAGTCAGGAAGCGGAACAGTTAATTTTAATGGTAACCTTTCATTCGGCGGTGTTGGTGGTCAGATAGTATTTAATACAGGCAACCCGACTGTTAATATAGCCGGTGGTATTTCAAGTAGCGATACCAGATTTGGAATAAATTTTGGTTCTACTGTTAATATTACTACAACCCAAACATGGTCATTTACTGCCAGTAGCAATGTTCCGTCGAGCATTGGCACAGGCAATTTCTTAATAGGTTCAGGGGCTATTTTGACCATTGATTCACCGAGTGGAGCAGGTTCAAATAATGGCGGGTGGATAAATAAAGGCACAGTAAATGGTGTAGATGGAACGAGTACTTTACTGATCGATGGTACCTATGGTTATGGAAATGCCAATGTTGCAATGGCTACAGGAGTACTCAATCTCAACCATAGTGGAAACTCCAATATCTTTGTAGACTCGGGCGTAACAATGACGCTACCCGCAACCTCATTCTATGATCTTACCACAAATGGAACCGTTACCATTGCAGGCAATACTACTGTAAGTCACAATTTTAATTTAAATAATGGAAGCCTGCAATTAAGCACATTTGATTTTACCGTAAGCGGTACGATGAACTATTCAGGAGCTTTGAATAAATCAGGTGGGGGCACTGTTAATCTATTTAACTGTAATAATTTAGCATCTCTAGGGAGTATAGCATTTTCCGGTAGTCCAACGGTAAACCTTACAGGAAATTTTGGTGGTGACTGCAGGACGGGAATAAACTTCGGTTCAAATCCTTTAAATGTCAACGCAAATGTTACTTTCACAATAAATGGCAGTGGTAATAATGCCCCAGCAATGGCTATAAGTATTTTAATTGCATCTGGTAAAACCCTTATAAATGCCGGAGCAAACGCCACTCAGGGGGGCTTAAACACTACAGGGACAATTACCGGTGCAGATGCTACAGCCATTTTCGACAATAGAAGTGTTTTAACATGCAATAATGCGACGGCCCCAATGGCAACAGGTAAGTTATACGCTAACCAAGCTGCAAATACGGTGATCTATGGTCTCGCAGGCAATCAGGACATAATTACCCCGTCCGACCCAAGCACACCAGGATATAAGAATCTGACTTTACAGGGTTCGGGTGCTAAGAGGTTATTGGGCAATGTTTCTGTAAAAGGAACTTATACGCTTACAGCACCAGCCACATTAAATTCTAACGGGTTCTCATTAACGAATCCTTAACCGAAAGTCGGGTCTTTCTTTTATAAATGAAATTTTTAGATAGCCTGATAGATGGCTTTTCAATTAGTAAATAAAACATCCACGCAAATAATATCACTATCATTAGTTCTATACCAAAGCATAAAAGTTGATATTGAATAATTGCCATTCGCTTGAATATGCCTGAGCAAATCTCAAAAACAAAGCTGTGTGTTAGGTACAGCGAATAGGATATGTTACCTAAAAAGTATAGTGGTTTAAACGGTCGGTTCGCCAACAGCGTAGCTAAGCACGCTGTTAATAACACAGCCGCGACGGTTATGCCAAGACAATAGGCCGCAATTACAATAAACAAAGCTGGAAGAATAGCATTAAGCTTGGTTCTGTTATTATAAAAGGTCATAAACGATATGCCCAAAGCAAACACCGAAGAGTAGTTGAAAATTAGGTTGTCATTACTAAAATGGAATAAGTTAATCGCTCCAAAAGTTATCAGGAATATGGTTTTATAAATCTTGCTGTGTGATAAGAAATAAAATAGACCAATAAGTATGTAAAACTGAAACTCCACGCAAAGAGTCCAAAAAATGTGGTTGTAGAACTCATAATGAGTAAAAGGAACAGCATAAAAGAGGTGTGCGATTAATTGACCGGGGTTAAATTGAAAATGTGAGCCCTTGTATGATGGCAGATAATTTAAAAAGTAGCCAAGTGCGATATACAAACCGATCATAGCCCAATACGGCGGGTCGATACGAATAGACCTTTTGATAAGAAAAGTAAAGAATTGATCGATTTTATAGCCGCTTTGTTCAAGTGCATAAACAATGATAAACCCGCTTATAAAAAAGAAAACAGGAACGCCGATCTGACCAAAGTTAAATACGGATGATAATGATGCGTAATTGGTAAGGGCAAATCCTAAGTGACAAAAAACTACACCTAAAGCAGCTAATCCCCGCAGGTATTGAATGCTTAATATTTTGCTTCCTTCTTTTATCATCCATGTAAAGAAACTAATAATTTTTAAACTTTCATTTGACAACCCAAAATCCTTAAACCCCCTCATCATGCAACAAAAACCATCCCTCTGGCAGCGCATCATCAGCGATACCCCTGCCTTCTTCAAAAAAGTACAAATATTTGCGCTCGGCCTTGCTGGCCTGGGCGGCATGTTGGCCTCTATTCAGGGTATACCACAGGGCCTCACTACTACGTTAATTTCAGCAGGTACCGCTGTAGCAGCTATAGCACAGTTTGCTGTAAAGTTCGATGGCGCAGATAGTTCTGGTGACGCACCCGCCGAAACTAAATAAATCACCCTAAAACAATTTAAAATTCAATTAATTTAAATTATAATTACTTATAAAATGAAAAATCTCATCATACTGCTGTTTCTGGCGATCACTACCGGTACCTGCGCGCAACCCCAATACAAGGAGAGCCGCCCTATCGTTATTTCGGGCCAAAACAACGTAACCATAAAAGGATACCGCATAACCGGCGGTGCCGCGGATTGTATTTATTTGCGCAATTGTACCAACGTACACATTACCAAATGCAAACTGCAGAACTCCAAAAAAGTGGCTATACTTTTAGAAAACTGCAAAGGCGTATTGATAGACAGCTGCTATATCACCAATGTACAAACAGGTGTTAATGCAAAAAATTCCGTAACAGTTAAGGTAAACAGCAACTATTTCAGAAATATGAACGGTCCCTTCCCCGCCGGATGTGCCGTACAATTCAACAATGTGAGTGCACCGGCCAGCCAGATCAACTATAACCGGGTCGAAAATATTGTGGGCGAAGCCCAGCATCCGCAGGACCTGCTCAGTGTATACAAATCAAACGGCATGCCCGGCGATTCGATACAGGTTATTGGCAACTGGATACGCGGCGGACAAGTGATCAACGATTCAGGAGGTGCTGCAGGCATCGTATTAGGCGATGTGGGCGGCAGTTACCAGGTAGCACGATACAATGTGGTCATCAACGGCGGCTTTGTGGGTATGCAGGTGCAGGGCGGCAGCCATATCAAAATGGATCATAACACCATATACAGCACAAAAACTCCTTATTCCAATGATGGCTTATCATATGGCAATTATTCGGATCAGCCCAGTACCGATGTGGAAATAAGCTACAATAAAATAAGGTTCTTCAATAAACATGGCGAAGAAGTGGATTGCTGGTGGGATCCCAAAACCGTATCCAAACCCATAGGCTGGGAAACCAATATCCTGAAAGCGGATATTGACGAAAAAATACTTCCCGAAAAGTTGGAGCATTAACGGGTATCGAACAATTCCTTCTCCATCATGTCATTTCGAACGAGCAGCGGAAGCCATAGCGTGGGGGCGAGAAGAAAACTTATACGACTGGAATAGTTCGCTTTGCATAATGTATAAGTTTTCTAACGCTGCCCTTATTCGCTGCCAACGCTTCACGCAGGTTCGAAATGACATAAAGTGAAGTTGTCATTCCCATTTCAAAAATCACTTAATTCTTCACATCACAAGAACGAAAGGATAGATTATGCCCCTTTTAAAAGCTGCTGAATCAATCTAAATCTTCTTACCTACAAATTACCTGCCTCCCCGGCAGATCCTTAATTCAATAAAAACTAAACATGAAACTAAGCGAAAAGGGCGAAAAGCTCATAAAAAGCTTCGAGGGGTTGCGCCTTGCAGCCTATCGTGATGTAGCCGGCGTCTGGACAATCGGCTATGGGTCAACCCGCTACCATGATGGCCGGACAGTGCGTCCTGGCGACAAACTCCAAAGCGATGTACAGGCAACTGCCTTATTTACCAATACCCTCAGCCAATATGAAGCGGCCGTCAATAACTATGTAAAAGTGCAGCTCACCCAAAATCAGTTCGACGCATTGGTCTCTTTTACCTACAACGAAGGCACCTGTGCTTTAAAAGAGTCTGCCCTGCTGAAGAAGCTAAACCAAAAAGATTACCAGGGTGCATCTGATCAATTCCTGATATGGAACAAAATAACTGATCCGCATACGGGTCATAAAGTAGAATGTGATACACTGACATCACGCCGCTCTGCCGAACGCAAATTATTCCTTTCTAATGACGAACCATTAAAACAATTATCATGACAACTATCGAGCACCGTGAACTCAAGGGTATCACGATAAAAAATTTGCTGGTCACCATCATCAGTACAGCCAGCATCGTAGCATCGGTCGTAACATCTTACCTGCAATTGAAGAATGATATACACGACATCAAAATCAACCAGGAAACACAGTACCGTATTTACGACATAAGGCTGAAAGTCCTTGAAACAAACGTGACCGTTCTACAACATCGTGTTGATGAAATGACTAATAACCATTCACCCCAATCACTAATTCACTAATTCAATAAATCAATAATTAAACCCCATGAGTTTACAATCCTTTTTAACAAAGATCTGGAATCAGATCAAAGCATTATTTGATGGCATACCTTCTGAACTGAAGACAGCTATACATATAGGCGTTGCTGTCACCGAAAACATCAAAACTTTCGTCGATTCGCCTGCGGCAGATGTTTTAACCGCAATAATCCCAGGCGATATCGACGACGAAGTAAAAAGCTGGCTCCGTGCCAAATTACCCACTATCCTAACCGAATTAAAACTAACTGATAGTTGCGGCAGCTTAACCGATCCTGCGGAAATTACCGCCTGCGCCGTAAAAGTTTTACAGGGACTGGATGGGGACGTAAAGAGTGCATTTCTTCATAACATTTCCATTTTGGTAGCTTCTGTAGTAGCTGACGGCAAACTTAGCTGGAGTGATGGGGTGTATTTACTTGAGTGGTATTATAGTCACGAATTTAAAACCGCAGCTTAATTTTTACTGATTGAGAAGTGCCCGGGAGCAGATTCGAACCTGCCTACCGGTAGGCAGGCCTGTCTGCCGACAGGCAGGCTGCCACATCCTTGCGAATGCCACCCTCAAAGTGGTGCGTCTACCAATCCTGCCTGTCGGCAGACATACACTTAATCAAATTATTGATAATGTTTTTAAGTATTCTTTCCCAACTCCAGACTTTAAATACTTCTCACGTTTTCTGGCCAAATCTCTTGTTTCGTACTCTTCAACAAGAATTACTCTAAATGGTCTATAAGGTTTTGTAGTTTTATTATATCCATTGTTATGATCAGAAATTCTTCTTTCAATATCTGATGACATACCAACATAAATGTAATTTCTGGCTACGCTACTTAAAACGTACACATAAATCAT